CCGCCACCCACGCCTTCGCGGCGGCCCGGTAGCGGGAAGGCACGAGGGCCAGAAGGACGTTCATGGGTGCTCCACCTAGGGTGCGAGGTTGTACGTGAGCGTGAACTGTGCGCCCGTGTTCGAAGTCGCAGCGCCCTTGAACAGTCGGACCAAGCCCGTGTTGTCGATGACCGCGAGCCCATGCCCGGCAGTGCCACCGGACAGGTACGCGGCGCCCCATCGGTTGTCGGGCGTGCCATTGGGTCGGAAGGCTGCCGGGATGACGTTGGCGTTGATGACGGAGATGAGGCCCGTCGCCGTGAACGCCAGGGTTCCCGACATCGTGGCGTTTATGGTCACCGTGAGTCCGTCGCGCCAGGCCGACACCGTGCCGGTGAAGCCCGACGCGAAGGTGGTTCCGGTCCACGACGTGCGGTCCGCCTCCAGGTCGGTAAGCCGCGAGGACAGGGAGGCGTAGTGGTCTGCGATGGACTCGGAGACGGACTCCTGGCCCAGGTTCATGTAGTCCGAGAAGGGCGACACGATGTCGTCCTCCGCGTAGATGTAGACCCCGTTCGGGTCGACGCTGCCAGGCATGTCAGGACAGCCCCTTTCCGGGGTAGACGGCTGCGAGGATGAGGGTTGGCAGGTCGTCCGTGGCCTTCACGATGTCCACGGACGGGGCCAGGGAGTTGATGGTCACGGTGCCGCCCGTGTTGATCGTCGCCAGGCCCTCGTAGGTGCCACGGCCCGCGCTGTAATACTTGAACGACACGGGCCACTGGTAGAGCGGCTGAAGGTCCTCGTTCGTGATCGTGAACACGAGGGTGTCCGTGACGCCCCCGGAGGCGTCGGACGCCGTGATGGTCCCGCCCGTGCGCTTGCTGACGAGGCGGAGCGCGATGTCCCCGACCGCGTTACGGCGACAGTACGAGTTCCAGTCCACGATGTTCGTGGTCCACCCGGTCGCGGAGGAGCCGAAGCCCGTCGTGGCAGGCGTGCGGTAGATCTTCGACTCGTCCACGGCCCCGTTGGCGATCTTGGGTCGGGTGACCGCGAGGTTGGCGATCTGCGCCGTCTGTGCCTGGCCCTTGATCTTCGCGAAGTCGTGGGTGCCGTTCGTCTGGTGGTTCGCCAGGGCGTCAGCTACGGCGTTGATGTCGTCGTAGCCCAGTCGGTAGTCCTTCGTGCTGGGCACCACGGGCAGCCCGGCTGCGGCTGCGGCGTCTCCTGTAGCCATGTCAGGCCACCTCCTCGTCGTCGTTGTTGTCGGCGTCCGTCCACGAGACGCCTGCTGGTAGGTCTGCCCACGCCACCCCGCCCGGCTGGACGAGCCACGAGTGAGCGGGGGCGTCCACGAGGTCTCGGGTGCCCACGGTCATCTCGTCGAACGGGGACGTCCATGCGACGGAGGACACGTAGCCCGCGTCCGTCACGCCGTCGAGGAGGTCGATGGTGAAGGACTGGCCCGGCTCCACGTCGTACGCGGACACGGCGTTGATGGTCACGCTCCGGCCCTGCCCGTTGAGGCGGCGCAGGAGGGCTACGGCGGCACCCTTGCGGATGTAAGGGCGCTGCCACAGGACGTGCTTCACGCGGCGCGGGCTCGCGGCCCCCGCGATGTCGTAGCGCACCTGCTCAGCCCCAGCGGCGTCCGTCCAGCGGTACTCCACCACCACGGAGTCGCACCACGACCCGTCCATGTTGATGTCGTCGCTGATCTCCACCGCCAGGGGTGTCAGGCGCGCGGCCCCGGACGTGGGGATGGTGGGGTCCGTGAGGTGCCAGGCACGGCGTTCGTCGCACCACAGGCGCAGGCCCGCCGCGCTCACGAGGCCCGCCATGTAGTCCCAGGCGCTCACGCCCGGCTCCCACGTCAGGGCGTCGGTGTCGTCGGACTGTGCGTCGAGTCCGTCGTCCTCCGCCAGGACGGCACCGATCTGTGCCAGGGCGAACTCGATGGCGGTTCGGATGGAAGTGCCGTTGAACACGGCCCCTTCCGGGTCGTTCATGGCGTAATCCTGGGCAAGCGCCTCGTCGGAGGATGCCTCCAGGGTCATCGTCCCCGCCGTCCAGTCCACGGTCCGGGTGCGCAGGGCAAGGTTCACGGTGCGCCGGGTGGACCCCCTCATCCCGAACGAGTTGTAGGGCAGCCCGTAGTCGTTGGTCACGGCGGAGGTCATCGTGCCCACGTACGTCGCGGAGAGGTCGGCGGCGAGGTTCCCCACCGGGCCGGGCATGTCGAGGAGGTCGACGGTGCGCACGTAGGCCGCACGGCCCCATGTCGTCGCCGTCCCTGCGTCCATGCTCAGTGCGAGGGACGCCATCGTGGGGTCGTACACGAAGTCCACGACGAGGCGGGTAGGCGTGACGAAGTTCGAGACGAACCGGACCGCCTGGTCGCTGCCGGTCACGAGGGCTGCCCCGGTGGCGTCGAGGATAGACAGACGGCCCGGCGTGAGCCGGTAGGAACCGTTGCCACACGACACGTAGACCCGCGCACGGTAGGTCTGCCCTTCCACGAGGCCGTCCGGCAGGGGCGTCGTCAGGTACGCGGACGTGTCTGTCGCCGTGTTGATGAGCATCTGAACGCCCGCACTGTCCGGCTGGACGTGGGTCACGGTCGTGTTCGCGTCCCCGACCCATCCGTAGAACGGCGACGTGGGGTCCGTACTCATCTCTGCGACGGGTGCGGGGGCCGCGTAGTCCGCCGTGATGTCGGCGGCGGTGAGCCCGTCCCCGAAGCGCTGCACGAGGCCCACACGGAGGCGCACGCCCTGCCGGGGGTCGATGCGGCGCAGGGTCTCCGCGTCCGGGAGGGCGCAGGTGAGGGTGGCCTGGACGTACGGGGACCACGAGTCGTCCAGGCGGACCTCGGACTCCTTCACGTCGAGCGCCAGGCGCTCCCCCGTGACGAGTACCTGGTCGTCGTGCCACACGAGGTCCGGCTGCCACACGGTCGTTGCCGTGACCGCCATGTCGTCGACCACGACGGCACCGTGGCCTGCGGTCGGGTTCGCGATGGTGAGTTGGAGGACGGACGTCGAGCCCGTCGCGGTCCACGAGTAGGACACCTGAGTCCAGGCAGCGGGGGCCGTGATGGCGACGGCGGAGCCGATCCCTGCGACTCCCAGCTTCACCGTCGGGTAGGGGGCGTCCCAGCGTCGGACCCACGCGCTGAACGTGTACGACTGGCCCTTGTTGGTGGCCCGCGCGTACGTGTACGTCTTGGTGCCCGTGCCGGTGGTGTCCGCGAAGGCGGAGAACAGGGCGACGCCCGTTCCGGAGTGCGCGTCCGTGATCGTGTACCACCCGATTCCCGCGTTGGGGTCGGGTGCCACCCAGCCGACGGGGCCGTGGGACTCGTAGTCGTTCGAGTCGACGACGAGACTGCCAGGCACCCAGGAGCCCTCGTCCACGTACCGCCCGCCGTCGGTGACGATGCGGTCCGGAAGCGCGATGGCGGCGTCCAGGACGTGACGGGAGACGGTCACGGGGCCACCTCCGCGTACGGGACGGAGACGATCCACCGCGAGGTCCCCTGGTCGTCCTCGCGCGCCAGGAGGTCACCCGTCACGACGAACGCCATCCCAGCGCTGGGCACGTCGTCGTCCGTGAGTGTCAGGACACCCGGCGTGGTCAGGAGGACCACCACGGAGTCCGCGTCCGCGTACGAGGCGCACAGGAAGTCCAGGGTGCCGCTACGGAGCCCGGCAGGCTGGAGCGTCACGTCCGGGTCCCCGCGCCCGATGATCCGGTGGACGACGGTGGGGACGTTGCGGGTCGTCTCGTACGTGAGGACGAGGAGCGGGCTAACCGTCTGCCCGTTGAGGGTGATCGTGGAGGCCATGTCAGAACGCCACCGGGGAGCCGGGCCGGGCGACGACGGTGGCGTGGAACACCCGACCGTTGAGGACGCGCTGAATCTGGCTCGTGTCCACCTTGGGGTTGACGGTCACGTCCACCTTCCGGTCCTTCGTCGCGCTGTCGATCTTGCGGTCCGCGTCGCTCACGGACTTGTTGTTGAGGTCGAGGCGGGCCTGCGTCTTGACCTTCTCCGGGATGTCGAGGATGGAGTCCGCGTAGTCCTCGGCCTCCCCCTTGGACATGCCCATAGCGCGCCCCGCTGACACGACGTCCTTGTAGACCTTGCCCTGGGCTGCCGAGACGTCCTTGGACGCGGCGTTAGCGTCCCGGAGGGACTGGACCCATGCGTCGCCGGAGTCCACGAGGTCGTCAATGGCGGTCTTGTTGGCGCGCTCGCGGTCGCTCTTGTTCTTGATCGACTCGTTGTTGTCCTTGATGGACGACGTGGTGTCGTCGAGGTCGTCCGCGTAGTCGCGCTCAGCCTGTCCAGCGGCCCGGACCTGCTCGGTGGTGGGCTTCACGGCCTGGCGGTAGGCGTCGGCGGCGCTGGTCTGCTTCTTGTAGCCGTCGGTCACCTTGTCGGCGGCCTTCTGCTGGTCCTGGAGCGCGAGCAAGGCGCGCCCGTGCTCCTGCACCTCGTCCGCGAGTTGCACGCTCACCCTGCCGTGGGCCTTCGCGTAGGCGTCGGCCCGGTTCCCGGCGTCGTCGAACGCCTTCTGTTCGGCGTCGATCTTGGCTTGGTAGGCGTCGTGGACCTTCGTGGCGGACTGGAGGTCTCCGGCCTGGGCACGCAGGACGTCCGTCAGCGATGCGCCGGAGGATGCGGCCTCCTTGTGGGCCTTGTCCAACTTCTTCTCGTCCGACACAAGGTCCTGGATGGACTTGCTGATGAGGTCCTGTGACACGAAGTTCTCGCCGGACTCGATCATGTCGTCCAGCGCCGCCTTGTAGGCGTCGGCCATCTCCTGCGCGTCCTGCTGTGCCTGCTCGGACTGGTCACCCATCGCCTTCGAAAGGAGGCCGATCCCGCCCGCGATGGCAAGGCCCGCGATGGTCCCGGCAGGACCGAAGCCCTGCAAGAACTCCGCCACGGTCCCCTGCACGCCGTCCGAGATGGAGGAGAAGGAGCCGTCGAACGACGCGGCGGTCTCGGTGGCGTTGGAGCGGGCGGACTCCTTGATCTCGTCCAGCCCCTCCTCGGCGCGCTTCGACCCCTTCGTGATGTCGTCACCGATGGACTGACCCGCTGTCCCGCTGTCGCGCTTCACGTTGTCGAAGGCGTCCCGGAACTTGCGCTCCATGTCCGACGCCTTGTCCCCCGCGTCGTCCACCTTGTCCGCGAGGTCGCGGTCCACGGCGCGCCCGGCGTCCTTCGCGTCGTCCTGGACGTCCGAGAGGCCCCGGGAGCGCCCCAGGTCGTCGAGCGCCTTGTCCGTGTCCTTCGTGGCGTCCGTGAGGTCGTCGACCTGCCGTGCGGCGTCCTTGGCGTCGTCGCCCATCCCGTCGAGGGCGCGGCCCGCCGTGCGCTCAGCGTCGGTGCCTTCGCGCCCCACGTCGTCGAGGGCGTCGATCACGTCGTCCAGGGCGTCCTCGGCGGACTTGGTGCCCCGGAGGAAGTCCCGGACGTTGGCGATGAACGGGATGTTGATGCCGCGAGCCATGTGGGGTCACTTCCCTTCGAAGGCGTCGTAGGTCTTGCGGACGATGGTCTGGAGCCACAACTCCACGGCCCGGGGCGCGATAGCTGCGAAGGCCGGGTAGACCACGCGGCCCTGCCGTGTGCGGGGCGGCAGGTGCCTCGTGGTGCGCCGCGCGACGGGGTACTTCTTCCCCTTGGGCGAGGTGCCCGTGTACCTGCTGTAGGCGTTGCGGTCCGACCCGAACTCGTAGCCCTGCCAGTGCTCGGCGGGCTTCAACCGTCGGGACTTGCCGATGGCCCGCGTGGAGGACGCGGCCACCGCCACCGGGGGGTTGCCCGCCTTGATGCGGGCTCCGGTGGCGAGGACGCGGGAGTCCATCGTGGTCCGGGCTCGGGACTTGACCTCCTGCTGCCACGGGCCGTTGAGGACGCTCCGGGTGTCGCGGTTGATGTCCCGCACGAGGGTGCGGTCCATCGCCTTCAGGGCCAGGACGGCTGCCTGAAGTTCCCGGGCGTCCTCAACGTCCAGCACGTCAGACGGCGGGGACGAGGACGGGCTTGGCCTTGCATCCCAGCGACACGGTGGTCTCCGCGAAGGAGTTCACCTGCCCGCCGATGGCTCCCGGCGTGATGATGACGTCCGCCGTGAACGACGGGCCGGAGCCGGAGCGAGGGGCGAAGGTCATGGAGACGGTCTGGCCCTCGTTCGCGAACAGGTAGGCGGACAGGCTGCCCACGGTCTCCCAGTCCTGCACGTAGGTGAGGTCCAGGGTCCACGTCGCGGTCGCCATGTCCGTGTACGTGTTCGAGCCCAGGCCGGTCCACGAGACGGACGAGGCGGTGGGGGTGAACACGACCGCCGACACGGCCTTCTTGAAGTCGGCGTCGGGGATGAGGAGCGTCACGTCCTTCAGGACGAGAGGGTCCACGTCGGTGATAGCCATTACAGGTACTCCTTGCGCTCAGCCAGGGTGGCGGTGATCTTGAAGGCGGGGTTGGTGTCGCCCAGGACCTCGTACTCCGCCGTGCTCCAGGTGAGGCGGGCGAGGGTGTCGTCCGTGTCGAGGACGTCCAGCACGGCGTCCAGGAGGTCGTCCAGGTCGTCTGCTGCACTCGTGCCGGCCTGGCCCGGCCCGACGACGTGGAGGGCGAAGGTGTGGGTGACGAGGCCCCGTGTGGAACCGGCGTCTACGCGCTCCCGGTAGAACATGACGGTGGGGTCGAGGACGGTCGGGTTGTCGTCGTACGGGATCACCCGCCACGAGGTCCCCAGCGCCTCCGTGAGCGCGTCGGCGAGGGTCTGGCGGGCGGACATCACCACACCCCCGGAACGCCCGGCGTGGGGCGCAGGAGCGCCTTCACGGTCCAGTCCATCGGGAACACCCGGACCGGGAAGTCGGAGCCCATCTGGTCCGACCCCCCGGCCACGGTGGAGGTGCTGAGCGCGCGGGCCTGGAGGATGACGGCCAGCCGGTAGTTGTCCGGGACTGGCGCGCCGTCCGCGAGGGCCGGGGCGAAGGTCTCGCACTGGACCTGGGCAGACCCCAGGAGCGCCGCGAGGACCGTGGGGTCCAGGGGCGCGTCCTTCCACAGACCGTCGATGAGGTCTGCGTCCGTCGTGGGGTCCACCCAGGTCGTCATGCGATCACGCGCCCGCCGTGACGAACGCGAACGCCTTCGCGCTGCCCGTGTTGACGGCCTGGTAGGCGAACACGCCCGTCTCCACGCCGCCCGTGCTGATGTTCACGGTGTCGAGGCGGACCGACTTCTCGCCGTACCACTGGTGCGCCTCGGACGCGCCGACGAGGACGGCCCCGTCCTGCACGCTCGCGCCTGCGGGCACGATCTTGAAGGAGTCCAGTCGGCCCTCGGCGGGGTCGAGCCCGACCATCACGGACAGGTACGCCACGGCGTCCTGCTGACGGGTGAGCGCGAGTTCACGCCACAGGTCGGCGGAGACGATGGCGAAGTCCGGGGTGGCCTCGTCCTGGATGGCGAGGATGCCGTCCACGATGTACGAGAGGGCCGTGGCGACGCCCGTGGGGACGGTCTCCGCCGTGACCGCCGTGTAGTTCGCGGCGGTGAGCATGTGCGCGAGGGCCTTGGCGTCCTGCTTGCGCGCGAGGTCGTTGGCGGACTCGCGGTAGAAGCCGCTCCAGAAGTCCGGCGTGGAGAAGTCCACGAAGGCCCGGTCGACCGCGTTCGCCCCGGCGAGGCGGAAGGCGTTGATGGTCACGGCCTCCGTCTTGACCTCGCTGGACGTCGGCTCAGCCGGGAAGCCCGCGTAGTCGCCCACGGTCGGCGTCATGCCGTCCGTGAACTTCCACCCGGTGACCTTCAGCGCGGTGAGCGGCTGCCGGTTGAACAGGGGGACGTACTTCTGGCGGTACGTGCGCGACGCCCACACCTCACGCGCCCACTGGGGCTCCTGGGACGGCTGGACGTCCGCCTGGACGGCCTGGTCGAGGGCAGCGAGCATCCGGGGGTCACCCGTGGCGCTAGCCGACGCGAGACGCGCGAACAGGTCGTTGGCGTCCTTGATCTTGTTGGTGTTGGCCTTGCCGTACATCCCCAGCGGGGCCTGTGCCGCGTTGAGCGCGACGTCCTGCGCCTGCTCGGCAGGCGTCTCCGTGTCAGCCACGGTCTCCTCCTCGGTTGCCGAGTCCTCGGCGTTGGTGTCGCCGGGCTGGTCCTCGGCGTCGTCTGGCAGGTCCCCGGCGTCCTCGGCTACTAGCTGAGCGCTGGGGAAGGCGGGGCGGACCACCGCGCCTGCGGCGGTCAGGAGGCCCGACACGAGTCGGCCCCCTCGGATGACGGGGCTGTCGATCTCCACGGACACGGCGGGGCGAAGGCCCTCGCGTGCTTCTGCGAGGAGGTCGTCCCCTGCGCTGGTCTGCGCGACGCGGAACGTGGCGACGAGGCCGTCTGCCTCCTCGTGGACGTCCGTGGCGCGGCCCACGGGGCGCTTGAAGTCGTGTTCGAGGTTGAGGGTCACGGTGCCCACGTCCTCGGGGATGGTGACGGAGCCCTGGGAGGCGGTGACCTTGCCCAGGTTGGTCCGCCCCTCCTCGCCGTACGGCAGGAGCCGGTAGGTGAGGGTGCGGGCGTCGTAGTCGGCGGTGAGGAGCGTTCCGGCTGTCTGCATGGGTCAGTCCTCCGTGGCCGGGCCGGTGGTGGCCTGCGGGATGGCGAGAAGGTTGGACAGGTCGAACGCCACCCGGGTCCCTCGGGGGCACACGTCGTCCATCGACAGGCGCGCCTCGATGGGCGCGGCCCACATGTTGGTGAGGGCGTCCACGAAGTCGTTCCGGCCCTGCTCGGTGGTGTTGTACGTGAGGGACGCGGACACCTGGGAGGCGTCGAGCATCACGGCAGGGATGCCGGTCAGGCGGGCCACGTCGAGGGCGATGGCGTTACGCCCCTCCACGAACAGGTTCACGGCGGTGTCCCCGTGGACGCGCAGGTCGATGTTCGCGGGCGTGTAGACGGTCATCCCGTCCGGGCTGTTACGCCGGTTGTCGTTGTAGCCCTGCACGAGGGCCTTCGACTCGTCAGGGGCCAGCGGCTCGTTGGCGTCGTTGTTGTGGAGTTCCGTGACGGGGACGGGGTTCTTCACCCGGGAGGTCCACTGAGCCTCCAGGGCGAGCGCCCCGGAGATGGAGCGGGCACCTGCGGCCAGGACGCCCTCGAAGGGGCCGGGGATGAGGACCACCTGCTCGTTGGACACGTAGCCGTCGTCCACCATGACGCGGCCCCGGTCGTCGAAGTCCCAGCGGTCCTGCGGGACGCGCGTGGCGTCGATGACCTGGCCCTCGCTCCCCCGCTCCACAGCCCACAGGCTCCAGCCGTAGAAGAACACGTCGTCGAGGGTCTGGAGCATGCGGAGTTGCGGCGGGGTCTGCGTGTTCGTCCGGTAGAGCCATGCGGGCTGCGCCTTGACCTCCACCGCGTCCCGGTACTGGCGGAGCGGCTGACGGGACAGGGTGGTGCAGACGAGGTGCCGGGCCTTCGCGATGGCGGGGACGGACATGGCCTGCGTCCGGTCGACGAGGAGGTCCGGCTGTCCGTAGATGTCGGCGAACACGACGTTGTTCGGGAGCGTCGAGGGAGTCCACGGGGACGGCGGTGCCAGCACGGCCTTCTTCCCGGGCAGCGCGTCAGGCACGCTGCGGAACATCCAGTCGATCACTCCCACGAGTCTTACATTACAGCATGGTGCGTATCGGTAGGAGGTCAAGGAGAAGGCCCCCACCGCTACACGATGGGGGCCGCGTTCTCCTGCCCTGAGCCTACGAGGCGAAGGCCATAACGGTCGGCTGCCGGACCGGCTGGGAGTCGTAGAGCGCGAGCGCCACGGACGCCGCCACGAGGGCGCTCACGTCACCCTTGGACGCCTTGCGGGCAAACAGTCGGCCAGAGTCCCGCACGTCGCGCCAGGAGGCCCCCTGGGCGGCGTTGTCGAGCGCAGGCTGCCCGTACGTGACCACCCGGCCCGCCGCCACCTCACGGGCGAGCACCTGGGCTGCGCCCATCATCTGCCGGAGCCCGAAGGGCGAGAGACGGGGAGCGCCCTTCGACCGCCCGATGGACTCAGCTACGGCCTGGTTCGCGCCGATGACGTCATGGCCCACGGGTGCCCTCCCGTAGTCCCGGGAGGTGCGCACGGAGGCGTCCGTGAGCCACCCGGAGCCTTCCCGGTGGTCGGCCACCATGAGGTGCGCTCTGCCCTCCTCGTCGCGCCACGCGAGGACGAGGGAGGCCCGGGAGTCGTCGGGGGCGACGTCGAACGCGAGGGCCGCACGGTCGGGCTTCACGGCGTCCGCGATGGGGCGTCGGTTGGCCTCCCACACCTCCAGGTCGAGCGCGGTCGTGAGGTTGTCGGACGGCCACCGGCCCGCGTACTCCGCGAGGAAGTCGAGGAGGGGCATGGACTCGAAGCGCTCCACCATCGTCTCGTCGTCCGTGAGGCCGGACGAGAGGCCCGGGTGGACGGTGCGCAGGACGTCGAGGTCGAGGGTGCCGTCCTCCTTCGTGATGTCGAGCCCGTCGGCCAGGGCGTACTCCACGATCCCGGTTCGGGACCTCCCAGCCCGTCCAGCCTCCAGCGCGTCCCACAGCATCCCCTCGCGACGGGGGCCGGGTGTGCCGATCACCCACACCTGCCCGTGGGGCCGAGTGTCGAGGGTCGGGTACGCGCCCGCCTTCAAGTCCGCCGCAAGGTCGGGAGGGATGTGCCCGCCCTCCTCGAAGATGAGGAGGTCAGCGGCGGCGGAGCGGTAGGACAGGGGTGATGGCGTGACGGGACGCCACACGGACCCGTTCTCCCACGTCAAGGACTCCGTACCGTTCGCGATCCTGGCGCGGTAAGGCCTCGCGTCCTCCTCCACACCCGCGTAGGCGACGTCCAGGGCCTGCAAGGTCTCCCGGAACATGCGCCGCGCGATGTCGCCGGTCTGCGCGGTGGAGATGATCCGGTAGCCGGGCCTGCGCTTCATACGCCCCAGCGCGAGGCCGGTGGTGCTCGTGGTCTTGGCGGAGCGGCGCGGGACCTCGATGGCGACGGTCCGGTAGCGGGGCCGCCCGTCCTCTCGTACCGCGTTGCACACGCCTGCGATGAGGAGGCCCTGGGGCTTCAGGTCGAGCCCCAGGAGTTCCACGCCCTCCTCGGCTTCCGTTACGTCCGTATCGGAATCGAAGTCGGAAAGGTGCAGCGGCTTACTCACTGGGAGTCACCCACTCGTCGTAGACGGTCTGCCCCGCGAGGTCGCGGCCCCGGCTGACGTCCCGCTGGTACCCCTCCGGGTCCTTCGCCCTCTCCTCCTCGCAGTCCTCCTGCGCGAGACGGAGCGCGGTCTCCCACGAGATCGCAGACCCGTAGTCGCCGTCCGTCCAGTAGGCGTCCGACACCGCGCGCTCACACGCCACCTCGTCCTCACGCGAGAAGGACGGAGCCGCACTCCCCCCGTCCGTCCCGCACCCGGACAGGACGAAGGAGGAGGAGATGATGAAGAAGAAGGAGAGGAAGAAGGCCATTCCCCTCCCCATCCGCTCGCGGGAGGGAGAAGTTGAGCGGACGACGAGCGAGGGCTGCGGTACGAGGTTCAAAGCCTGCGTGATGCGTGCGAGTCTCTGGCTCGTCGCGTTTACCGAACAGGAAACGCTCGGGGCTCGGCGTGTCATTCCCATCTTCTTCCCCTCATCCTTCATCGTTACCAACTCGTTATCTTTCACCACGGGAGCGTGTTCCCCTTCGTGGGTGCGCTGGACGTGGAGGGCTTGCGCCTCCTCGCGTTCGTGATGGCTGCGCCCCTCTTGCCCCCGGCCCGAGTGTTGCACTTGGCGCACTCGGGCCGGGTGTTGGCTGGGATGTCGGGTCCACCGTCCATGCGGTCGACGACGTGACCGACGTGCCACGGGCTGTCGAGGGTGAGCCACCGCCCGCACCTCCAACACGGCCACACGCCCGCCGCCTCGATCTGTCGCGTCCAGTAGGCCCGGAGGTCGGCAGCTACCTTGCCCTGGTACTTCTTGCTGCTCACGCCTCCTCCCCTCGCATGAGGCGGTCCAGGAGCCGGTTGTCCGCCCGGCACACGGGGCGGTAGTGCTCGGTGCAGGCGTGCGGGCAGTAGGGCATGGTGCCTCGGTCTCCGCGTACCTCGTCCTCACAGCCCCCGATGTAGGCCCACTCAGTAGCGGGTCCGTTGCACACGGTGCAGGCGTATGCGCTGGCAGAGCCCAGATTCTCGCGGATGAGGCCGTGGACGTTGTGGTAGTCCACGGGGTTGTTCCCTCGCCTGCGCGGGTGGGCCTGACGGTTGCCGCACGACTTGGTTGTCCCGCCCGTGAGGTAGGAGCCACGGACGACGGTCTCGCGGCCACAGGAGCACTCACAGAGCCAGTGCGTCATGTGGTGCTTCATGCCCACCTCGCGCACGACGCGGAGGTGGTGGAAGGTCCGGCCCGCGAGGTCGAGGCGGGTCATCGGTTCGTGCCGATGGTCTCGGCGACGGCCAGGCCGACGAGGACGACGAGGACCCACCACGGCGCGCCGAACAGGACGGCCCCGACGGCGATGGACAGGACGGCGGTCCTCATCACTCCACCCCCGGCAGGGACGCGACGACGACGCGCACGACGCGCCCGACCTTCACGGCCTTGATGGTGCCGTCCGTGATCCATCGGTCCACGGTGCGGATGCTCACGTCGTAGAGGTCGCTGACCTCCTGGCGGCTGATGAACTTTCGAGTAGGCATGGTGACCCGTTCTTCGAAGGATGAAAGCCCTTTGAAGTGGGGTCGCGTCCCTTTCGGGAGGCCCTGCTGACTTCTTGCGGCCTGACATGGAAGACATTAACTAGACAGGAATGCACTGACAAGCACGCTTGATCCGGCCTCTCGCCTT